ACCTGAACCACCTGCGCCACCTGCGCTGCCGCTAGTTTGATAAGCACCACCGCCACCGCCACCACCTGTATTTGCAGAACCAGGATTACCAGCATTATCTCCACCAGCTGTTCCAGCTGCTCCACCGCCGCCATTACCACCTGCGCCAGCTGTACCACCTTGATAAGTGCCACCGCCCCCACCGCCTGCTCTAACTACGCTAGAACCAGTTATTGAAGAAGTTTCACCTGCTCCACCTGCTCCACCTGCTGTGCTTGTGCCATTACTTCCTGCAGCGCTTGCACCGCCACCGCCACCAGAGCCATAATTGGGAGCTGGATTAGTTACTACTGCATCTCCACCATTTTTACCTTGACCTGTTGTGCCTGTGCCACCTGTTGGATTATTTGATGCACCACCACCACCAGAACCACCATTTCCTGCAGCCGCACCCGCACCCGTTCCCGAACCGCGACCACCAGCAGTAGAAGTTATAGTATTAAAAATAGAATCATTACCATTTGTGCCAGCACCACCTGGCGCACCTGCTGCTGAACCAGCACCACCTGCGCCTACTGTTACTGTGTAATTTGTATTAGGTGATAATGTAAAATTAGATTCTGCGCTTGAACCGCCACCGCTATTTTCTCCAGTAACGCTGCACCTATAACCACCAGCACCGCCACCACCATAATTTCCAGAACCACCACCGCCACCGCCTGCAATTACTAAAAAATCTACAGTAAAGGTGCGCGGATAATTCTGACTAGCAATAATCCCGACTAAACTCATTACGCAATATCTCCTACGACCAAAAATGTATTTGATGCGGTGCAGATAATAGAAGCTGCACTATATCTTGCTCTAAGTTTAGGTGCTGTTGCTGTTGCGCCCGTTGAATTTATTGTTACACCTGCGCCTTGCGCTAGTGTTACTTGGCCTGCGCCTATCTGAGCTATATTTATTACATCACCTGCGCTAAATACGCTAGGTGGAACAGTTAAAGTAATAGGGCTGGCATTGTTAAGAGTTACTAGCTGATTTAGATTGCCTGCTACAAGTGTGTAAGTTGTTCCTGTTTCTGCATCAAACTCTAACTTTAATCTCAGGGTTGCTGTGCCGCTTGTAACGCCACCTGATAAACCTGAATCTGTGCCAGTTGTGATGCCTGTTATATCTCCGCTTGATCCGATAGATACCCAGTTAGAACCATCATAAACTTCAACCGCGTTAGTATCTTGTAAATAACTAACCATGCCTTCAGCCAACACACCGCTTAGTGCGCTAGTGCGAGCTGCTGAGCTTGCAAACACCATAACTGTTTGCTCATTCAAATACGTATTTACCTGAGCTGCCGTTAACACATCGCCTGTGTTAAAGAGCTTATATCCTGCGCCTGCCATTTGTTCTCCTTAGTAGCTCAGCACGTCTTCACCTAGTATACCCGATACATCGGAATCTAGGACAAAACCTGCCAATAGTGGTTCGGTGGTGTATAGAGTAGTCATCCAGGATGACTTGGTAATGTCGTGATGGATAGCATTTACCAGGCTTGATTGAACAACGCTGGTAGAGCCTGGGGTGGTCTTGGTAACTGTTACTCCATCAAGCAATTCTATGTCTACCCCTGCCAATGGCTTATTGGGGTTGGCATCATCATAAAGATTGAGCTGAATGCTATCTATGCGTATCTCAGGGTCTTTACGTGTGGCAAGTATGCCTTCAGCTTGGTCTAGGGCTTCAGCGTTGGTTTGCACCAATATGCCTGAGCGCACCCCTGAATGAAGGAAAAACTTATCAATGGAATCTTGGTCAAAAGCGTTCTGAGCTGTGCCGCCCAAGCGTGTAATGGTTACGTCATTAACTAGGTTTGTATCATCATAGGCAACTACGGCATTTGTGTATGAGATGTCTGTGCCTTGATCGCTGAACTCATAGACCGGGAAGGCTGGTCCAGCTATTAGGTTATTTCTACTAACAAAATCCACCTTGCCATTGGCATCTAGGAAGATACCGCCAAACTCGCTCTGCTCTACTGTAAAAAGGGCTTCTAAGGCGTTTCTGGCCGTGCCTGGGTCGGCTTGTAGGGTAGAATCACCTGCATCAATATTTCGTAGGCTTATAGGCCATTCTACCTCGTCTAAGATGGCATTTACGCGAGCCCCTGAGAGTTGAACCCCTGAGCCTGTAACTGTTTCAATTGCTGAGCCCGCTAGCAGTTTAAAACCATCTACGCATTGCAAGGTTACTGTGCTTAGTTCATCGTTACCTTGCCTAAAGCCTGTGTCATAGTTAGTGATAAAACCTGAAAACAGAAAGTAATCATTGGTGGCATAAGTAGCATAAATGATTATCTGCCTTAAAGGCACAAGATTAGGATAGTAAGCCCCAGCTGGGTTGGTTGGATTCCAATCACCATTTTGATCATATAAAGTTACATTGGCTGTGCCAGCTTCAAACTGGGAAGTGATGCGATTGCGCCCACGTCTGATATTAACCTTGGTTACAAGACTTGTTATCTCAACAGGTAATGTGCCTGAGCCTAGGGTGTTTGTGCCTAAAATACCTTCAGTTGCGCTACCTAAGATTAAAGGGTTAATCTCAAAAGCGGTATCGCTATCAAAGTCAACAAAAACACGAAGCGTAGGTGCTGGCATTAGATTTGAACGCTATTCAACAATAAACTTTTGCCCGATTTTTGGTACTGATATTGAATGTCAGTAATTGTTTCTGCCAAATCCTGAGCCGTTACAACTGATCCTTGAACATTAACATTTATGTTAACGTAATCGCCTTCAGCGCCAAGTTGCAGGTCAAATAGCGTTTGTGAATTGATACCCAAAGAAGCAAAGGTATCTTGTAGCTCAGGGGAAAGATTTTGCAAATATGGTTTGCCTGGGCCTTCACCGATGCTTGGTTGTGCAGGGAATGGGCCAGGCGTTACGCCACTTACAGTAGTATTACCAACAGTTGTGCCACCAACGCTGATTCCAGGAATATTTTTAATGCTTTGCGAAATCTTACCTATGTCAGCGATAATCTTTGCCATTACTTTATCCCAATCCTCAAAAGGATTTTTGGCTTTAGGTATGGTCGTTATTCCACTATTGAGTAGTAATAACTTGGTTTGAGCATTGATTAAGCGATCTATAACTGTTTGGGCATTGTCGCTTGTTTTGATGGTAATGCCTAGTGAGGCCAAGGCAGGGCCTTGTAAAGCCAGAATAGCTGCTGTTAGTTTATCGGCTGCCTCTGCGTTGTCATTGTTAATGGCAAGTAAAGCAATTAGGCGTACTCTTTGTTCTTCGCTTATGCGACCTTGCAAAGCAGCAACAATTTGGATATTTTCTAAATCAAAGATTGTGCCTGCTCGCTTTAACTGTAACGCTTCTCTTTCACGTTGCAATTTATCTTTTTCAGATTTAGCGGCTAACGCAGCAGCCTTCTTACGATCTGCTTCAATCTTCTTTTGAAGTTGTTGTTGTTTACGATAGTCAGCTAAATTACCACGGCTAACACCAAAACTGCCTGCGCGTGGATTAGCCATTTGTGCGCGTAATTCATCTAACCTTAATTGCTCTGCTGCATCAATTCGGAAACCTGTGGCGAGTAGCGCTTTTGTATATTCAATGGTCAATCCGGCACGTCTAAAGACATCGCCTATTGCTTGACCAAAATTAACTAATTTTTGTAAGCCTTTGTCGTAATCTCCATCACCAAGACTTTCCAAGAATTGAACTATGCCTTTGCCTATTTCCTCTGCTAAATCACCAAAAGCAATTTTCATCTTATCTATTTTGCCTGCGTAAGTATCTGCATTGTTTTCAGCAGCACCGCCAAATTGCTCATTTAGAGCAGTTACAGTTTTATCAAAGCCCATGGCTTCTAATTCAGCCGTTGTGTAGGCTGTTTGTAATTTGCCTAAGGATGCAAAATTGCCATTAAAGGCACGGCTTAAAGCAGTTGTAACGGAGCCCAAATCTCTGCTTGTGCTTGTTGCAATATCCATCGCTAGGTTGAGCAAGGTCATGGACTTTTTAGCATTTAGGGTTGTGCTTAACAATTGAGTAATCGCAGGTGTTAATTCGTCTTTGTTAATTGCCGTGGCTTTTTCACTTGCTTCTAAATAATCTTCAATTGCTTTTGTGTCGTAGGCTAATCCTAGATTGCGTAAACTTGTTGCTAATTTATTGGCAGCACGATCTTCCTCAGCAAAGGCTACAACAGAACGCTTTAAGGCCTGAATGCCAGCGATAGCAATAAAAGTGCTTTTGGCTGTGCGAGCTAATTTATCAAACTTTCTATTAAGACTTGTAGTGCGTTTCTCAGCAGCCTTGAAGCCTTTGTCTTTGAACTCTGAGGCAATATCAATACGAATGTTTGACATCAAGCGGCCTTTCTAACTGTTGACCTTGACTTTAACAACGCAGCAGTTTTAGCAATAGCTTTCATTGTTGCATCTAAGGCTTTGCCATTGTTTTCTGCATAAGCAGCATACAAGATACGCCCACGAAAACGGCTTTTGCTGTCATAGCGTTTTAATGGCCCAACACCATTCATAGCGCCAACAAAAATACGACCAGCATTAGGATTGTTTGAATTACCAATGTTTTTATAGCTCTCGGCATATTTACGATCAGCAACTTGCCTTCTACCAAATGGGCTTTGACTTCCAGCAGTTTCTACAATTGCGCCAACGGCTGATTTATTCAGCAAAGAATAAAGACTGGCAAAACCTTTGCTGTTGGCCTTTTTACGTGCAATAGAATAAGTTAAGCCACTTCTAATTTCTTCTGAGTTGTAAAGAGGAAATGCACGTCTACCTGTAACACGGCTAACTGGCTCACGGCCTTTATCGTTCCAATTGTATAAATTGCCAGGTGCTTGTCCTGGAACTTTAGCTTCAGCATCTTTGACAACTTCTTTTAACGCAAAGCGGATTTCAGCATTCATCTGCTTCAATAGGTCAGGCGCAAACTTCTTCAATGCCTTCTTTAGCTCAGGTACGCCTTCTACGACTACTGGCATTTTTCCTATCTTCCGCTTGTTTCTTCAAAACTTCATAAATAGCTTTTAGCATACTGCTATCCATGTTGATAAATTCACTAGGCGCAATTCCAGTATGTACAGCCAGCTCGGCTATTCTGTACGTAAAAGAATTACGCGTTAGCCATTTGGGGAATCATCACCAAGAACTTCAACAGCCTTCAAAGTACTTAGGAACTTTTCCCCAAATGGAAACACCTCAGGCGCATCTGCTCTACGCAGACATTCCCAGGCAAGCCAATAAATATCACTCTGCTTTTGATCTTCTTGAAAGGCCCTATAAAAGCCTTTCTTAGTATGTTGTTCAAAAGCATATTCAACAACAGGCGTAATCTCATGTGTAGATTCGCTGCCATCTGCCCTTGTTACTTTTAGTCTTGCCATGTTTGCCCCTTTGTTAAATTAGAACGTGCCGGTGTCGGCGATTGTTACAACAGAGTTTAGCGTAAAGGTAATGTCCTGTGTTCCAATATCGCCTACGCCACCATTGATAGGGGTCAAGTTGTTGACCAAAATATCAAATGTGTATAGAGGGTTGGTTGCACCGACAGCAGTTGCTTTTTCCTGTAGCATTTTTACTGCAACAGTTGTGCCAAATGCTGCGCGAAGGGTTGCCATTACGTTTGATGCTGCTGTGTCATTCAAGAATGAAACAGTTAGCGTTCCAGATTCCAAGCCTTTAACAAACTTGTGAGCTGTATCACCCATTGCGGTAACTTCAAGCTCATCTGCCGCTTGATTGAGCGTAACGCTTGTTACGTGGTCGCTAAGATCAACAGCGTTAATCTTAAGACCAACTTTGTTATTTAAGAAAACAGCCATTGACTATTCCTCGTCTTTCTTAGTTGTTGGTTTTGGTGCTTTTTCGCTTAGCTCCACTTGGCCAATTTTGGCAAGGAAAGCCTCGCGTTCTTTGTCTACATCAGCCATGTTTTAGCTCCAATCGGATAGAACGCTGATTGATACTTCACCAGATAACAGATCGCCTGCTATTCCGGTTAAGACCGCCGGTGCGCTGAAAGTTCCAATTGAATATGCAATTGATGATGCTTCCAGCTTATTTACTATATTTAGGTAATAATCTTCAATGTTAATCAGGTTGCCTTGGTTATCAAACATAGGTGCTAACACTATTAGTTTGAAGTTAACCTTAGGCTTAATGGTTTTGTAATGGTCATTGCTTGGCTCAATATAAGGATCACCAGGTTGTACTACGATGCTGTTAGCAAGCGGGGTGGCAGGTGGGAAGGAAAACACCTGCCACGCCGCATTATCAGCTAGCGCGGTTGCGATTGTTCCACGTAGGGTAGAGATTGCTGACATTATCCTACTTGACCGCCCGGGGCTAAGTGATCCGCAAGTAAACCGCGAACACGTGCCATTAGAGTATTGCCCATGCGATATGGTGAAGGTTGAAAGTCTGGTGAAATGCCACCAGCGTTTGAAGCTTGGCGAGCTTGCCAAATGTCAACAGCAATCATTAGAGATGCTAGGTTTACTTCAGGTAATGTTTCGTAATCAATGTTAGTAGAAGCGTAAACGCGACCATAAGGCACTACTTGATGATAAGGCTCTGTTACAGATTGATTTAAATCAAAAGTTAGTGAGTGGCCATTTACAGCAGTTAACGTCTTATTGCCATTGAAATGCTGGCGCACGTTTTCTACTGTTACTGTTTGGCCTACGTAAAATTGCTTTTCTGTGCTAGGTAAGAAAATCTTGCCGTATGTGCCAAATCCTTCTAGGGCTACAACAGATTGGTCATTAAACCATAGCTTGTCTTTTACAATGTTTTCTGCTGCTTGGCAGCATTCTTCCACTACTGCTGAGCTGTATAAAGCACCAATGCCAAGGGCAGAACGCAGTTCCGCTTCAGTTACGTATGTTGCAGGCATTGTCTTTCCTTTCTAATGTTAGCCCCGGCGCAAGGGCTGTGCGCCGGGGTAACTCTACGATCTAGTTAGTTAGATCAGGACTTGTTGAACCAGTTTGCACCAGCGCCAACCTTGGTAGCTAATGCACCATAGCCGTAATACAGCAAGTCAATTGTTCCATCGCTGTTTACATTGGTACGTAGCTGGAAGCGTGGTGATTCAAACCATTGATATGAATCTGGGTTGATTGCACACATTGAATAATCACCTAGACCAGTACCACCAGTTCCGGTGGCTAAGCGGTCTACGTAAAGGC